CGGATGCGGAGAAAATGCGACAGGCACAGCGGGCGACCGACATCCTAAAGCAAGTAAAAGCTGAGGGGAAGCTGGACGCACCGATTCGTGAGACCGTCGCGCGGATGCTGAACACCACATCGGGACAGCTTGCCCGCTATGCCGCCATCGCGAACAACCTCACGAATAAGGATTTGCAGGAGGCATTCGAGGAGGAGCGGATCGGCGTCAGTACCGCCTATGAATCCTCGCGCCTCTCGAATGAGGGACAGGCGGAGATCGCAGACAAACTCCACGCGGCGGGAACAGTCACGCTCCGAGACGTGGAGGAAGTCAAGGAGCGGGAAACGCCGCCCGCTCAGGAGGACACACCACAGCAGAACGAGACGCACACGCCAACAACAGAGGCCATGCCGACGACGCAATCGCCGCCCACAGAACCGCAGACGGCGAACCATCCGCACGCGGATGCGGCAACGCAGGAGAAGCCCGCAGATTCCACATACGCCATGCAAAGCCCGGAGGCGTGCGCCATTATGGTAGTCTACGAAGAACTGAAAGCACTCAGGGAGAGCTATCAAGGAGCGGCACAGCGGGCACTTGCCATTGCGGATAACACGCAGGCGGCGGCCAATTTTACCGCCGCTGCCGAATACGTGGAAACGCTCATAGAGATTGTCACGCAGGACATGGCGGATATTGCACCGGAGGAGGGATAGCATGATGCCGAAAAAGAAGCGCATCACGAAGATCAAAGCCAAGAAAGGCGAGTCGCGCGGATCGCTCGTGCTCGTATTAGCGGAGGAAGTGGATGAGAGTCGGACTGGTTGACGTAGACGGGCATAACTTCCCAAATCTCGTCTTGATGAAGCTGTCTGCATGGCACAAACATCAAGGCGATAGCGTCCACCTTCTACGCCCCGATGACGTTCTCCTCGGCGGCGACTTGTTCGGCGGCTATGACAAGCTCTATGCGGCGTGTGTGTTTTCCGAGAGCAGGGAAATCGCACGGCGACTGATCACCATCGGCGTAGAAGTCGGAGGAACAGGATCGGGAGAGGCTCGTGTACTGCCACCAGAGATCGAAAACATCCGCCCTGACTATTCACTCTATGGAATCCGAAACATAGCATACGGATTCTTGACACGCGGATGCCCGCGTGCGTGCCCGTTCTGTATTGTGGCAGATAAAGAGGGGAGGACAAGCCGTAAAGTGGCGGACTTGAGATCCTTTTGGGACGGAGAGCGGCACATTAAACTGCTTGACCCGAACCTACTCGCCGCATCGGAGCACATGGAACTGCTCGGGCAGCTCTCTGCAAGTGGTGCATGGGTGGACTTTACACAGGGACTGGATGCGCGACTCCTCACAGCGGAGAATATCGACCTGCTGAATGCGTGCAAAGTCAAAATGCTCCATTTCGCATGGGACAATCCGCGTGATGAGATCGTCCCTCGTATGCTTCGGATGTTCGCGGAGAAATCGACGGTGACGGACTACCGCAAGCGTAAGGTGTACGTCCTCACAAACTATTGGAGCACGCACACGGAGGATGTGCGGCGGGTGTACTGGCTGAGAGAGCACGGCTATGATCCGTATGTCATGATCTACGACAAGCAGAGAGCACCGAAAGAGACACGGCGGCTGCAACGGTGGGTGAACAACAAGATCATCTTTCGGAGCTGCGAGCGGTTTGAGGATTATCGGGGGTGAAGAACATGGACGAATATACACCATGCAAGAAGTCCGATCCGACGGCACAGGAGGTAGTCGGGAACGTGATGCGGGAACATAAGCGTGAAATTACGGGGGCGCGGCGACGGAAATCATTGTCGAAGAATATGCGCCGTGAGGTTTACGAAATGTACGGCGGTCACTGCGCCTACTGCGGCAGGGAGATCGACATCACAGAGATGCAGGTCGACCATGTGCAGGCGGTCTACCTCGGCGGTAACGATGAGATGGCGAACTATCGCCCCGCGTGTCGGCAGTGCAATTTCTACAAGTCCACGATGAGCACCGAGGGCTTGCGCGAACAGCTTAGCCTTATCCCCGGGCGACTGGAAAAGCTGTTGACGTTTCGCCTTGCGTTGGCACATGGATTGATTCAGCTTACGGGCAGACCCGTGAAATTCTATTTCGAGGAGTACGAAAAGCGATGATTCCGTATACAGGCAAGAAGCTGTTTCTTTACGCGATGCGCAAGAAGGATATTATCTTTCGGGAGGTGCGGTAATGAAATATTGCAGATACTGTGCCAACTGCCTCACAATCGGTCATTACTATTACTGTGATGAGCGGGAAATAGTTCTGTCCTTTTCGCAGATACGCCACCAGACATCGTGCTCTGGTTTTTATCCGTCGTGTATGGGGGATGTGGACACAGGGCGACAATATCGACCGAAAAAGAGGAAGCCTGTTGTACGTGATGTTGAAATTTCATTGTTTTAGGGAGGTGCGGTGATGACGCTCGGAAGTCTCTTTGACGGCATCGGCGGGTGGCTTCTTGCGGCGTGTCATGCAGGAGTTACGCCCGTCTGGGCAAGCGAGATCGAGCCGTTCCCGCAATCCGTGACGGCGCGGCATTTTCCCAATGTTAAGCAGCTCGGGGACATTACGCAGATTGACCCAGACGAAATAGAGCCTGTGGATATTATCTGTGCGGGCAGCCCGTGTCAAGACTTATCCATCGCCGGAAAAAGAAAGGGGTTAGATGGTGAACGCAGCGGTTTATTCCGCACAGCAGTTGGAATTGTTCGGAGAATACGAGCGTCCACGGGGGGGAGATCCCCGCGCTATTTCGTTTGGGAGAACGTCCCCGGAGCATTCAGCGGTAACAAAGGGGCTGATTTTAGAGCCGTACTTGAGGAAATCGGACAGACCGAAATTCCAGTACCTGATGGCGGGAAATGGGCACGCGCAGGGGTGGTTGAATGCGATGAGTGTCAAATCGCGTGGCGCGTCCTCGACGCTCAACATTGGGGAGTGCCCCAGCGTCGCCGTAGAATCTTTCTTGTCGCGGATTTTACAAACCATGACCGACGTGCCGGAGAAATATTATTTGAGCGCGAAAGCGTGCAGGGGGATTCTGCGGCGGGCACAGGAACGGGGGAAGGAGCTGCCCGAGGAGCTGAGAATTGCGCTCGAGCGACAAGCGGTGTATATGGATTTGACACACGGGCAAGTATAGCGAGCAGTGCGCCAGTGATTGCGGACGGTACGCCGCCACTGACGACAAGCAATCGTCTCGGCGTCGTGACGACAATCTACGACATGACGCACGCAGATGAGGTCATGCGTCCCGTAAAAGATGGTATTGTCCCGACACTCAGAGCATCGGGCGGGAATCACGGAGGCGGCAGTGAGAATCTAGCAGTCATGCACTCCATCGTTCGCCGACTCACCCCGACCGAGTGCGAGCGACTGCAAGGACTGACTGACGGCTACACCGACGGCGGGAGCGATACGGCACGTTATAAGGCACTCGGTAACGGCATGGCGCAGCCCTGCGCGGACTATGTGATAAGGCGGATTGTGGAGAACACGCAAACAGAGAGGACAAATTATCATGATGGATAATTACGAGGAGTTCCTGCGACGGAAAGAAATCACCGTACCAAGCGCGGGAATTGACGTTGAGAATATCACCATCAGCGACAGGTTATTTGACTTTCAGCGTGACATCGTACTTTGGGCGCTGAAAAAAGGAAAAGCGGCGATATTCGCGGGCACGGGACTTGGGAAAACGCTCATGCAGCTTGAATGGGCGCGTCACATCGGCGGCACGGTTCTCATCCTTGCGCCGCTCGCCGTGAGCAAGCAGACCATATCCGAGGGGGGGGAAGTTCGGGATCACCGTCCATCATTGCCGCTCGCAGGAAGATGTCATAGGTGGCGGGATCAATATCACGAACTATGAGCGCATGGATCGCTTCGACTTCTCGAAATTCCGAGGCGTGGTACTGGATGAATCGTCCATTCTCAAAGCACAGGCGGGGAAAATCCGCGCGCAGCTCATCGAGTGCTGTCAACAAATTCCATACCGCCTCGCGTGTACGGCAACGCCTGCGCCAAACGACCTCATGGAGCTGTGCAATCACAGCGAGTTCTTGGGCGTTATGTCATCGGGCGAAATGCTCGCGACGTTCTTTGTCCACGATGGCGGTGAGATGCGAAAATGGCGACTGAAAGGTCATGCGGTGCGTGATTTCTGGCAGTGGGTGGCAAGTTGGAGCGTCATGCTCACGAACCCTGCCGACCTCGGATATGATGGCGGGCGTTACAACCTCCCACCGCTGCACATATCACAGCATACTGTGCACACGGAGAGACGACCCGATGCGCTTTTTGCGATTGAGGCACTGACACTGCAGGAGCGTCAACAAGCGCGGAGGGACAGCGTGCAGGATCGGGCGCAGGAATGCGCCGCGCTTGTAAATGCGGACGTGGATCAATGGCTCGTATGGTGCAATCTCAACAGCGAAGCCGATGCACTGAAAGCACTCATCCCCGATGCCGTCGAAATCAGCGGGAGCGATCAGCCAGACGTAAAAGAGCGGGCGGCGGTGGATTTTGCCGCCGGGAGGATTCGCGTCCTCATCAGTAAGCCGCTTATTTTCGGCATGGGACTCAATTTTCAGCGTTGCCACAAAATGGCGTTCGTCGGACTCTCGGACAGCTTCGAGCAATACTATCAGTCCGTGCGCCGATGTTGGCGATTCGGGCAGGAGCATCCCGTCGACGTACGCATCATCACGGCGGACACGAAGGGCGCAGTTGTGGAGAACATTCAGCGCAAAGAAAAACAGTTCGAGGAGATGCTGAGCGGAATGATCGCCGTGACGCAGAACATCACGAAGGACAATATCCGTTCGACCGCGCGGCAAACCACGGGATACAATCCACAGGAAGTTATGACACTGCCCGCATGGCTGAAACCGTGGGCAGCGTAAGGAGGGCAACATGGAGAACGTCAAAGTATTGGGACAGGACGCGGGGAATATGTGGCACATCTATCACGGGGACTGCGTGGAAGTCGCGCGAGGATTGCCGGAGAATAGCGTGGACTTCATCATCTTCTCGCCGCCGTTTGAAAGCCTGTATGTATTCAGCAACAGCAACCGCGACATCGGCAACTGCCGGACAAGCATGGAGTTCGCGCGTCATTTCCGCTTTTTAGCAAAAGAGCTTTACCGCACCCTCACGCCGGGGCGTTGCATGAGTGTCCACTGCATTGACCTCCCACTCACGAAGAACAGGGACGGCGTGATCGGACTGCGTGACTTCTCCGGGGCACTTGTACGCATCTTCGAGCGAGCGGGATTCGTCATGCACACGCCGCGCGTTACCATCCGCAAAGACCCTGTGACCGCTATGCAGCGCACAAAGGCAATCGGGCTTTTGTGGAAGCAAGTCAAGAAAGACTCCTGCCTATCGCGCATGGCAATCCCGGACTACCTGCTGACATTCCGCAAACCGGGTGACAATCCGAAGCCCGTTCACCATACGAGCGAGGAGTTCCCGATCAAGCAGTGGCAGCAGTGGGCGGAGTGCGTATGGCACGACATCAATCCGTCAAACACATTGCAGCGCGAGAGTGCACGAGACGAGGAGGACGAGCGTCACATTGCGCCCCTCCAACTGCAAGTAATTGAGCGGGCGATCACGATGTGGACGAATCCGGGGGATGTTGTATTCACTCCGTTCATGGGCATCGGCTCGGAGGTGTATCAGGCAGTCAAGATGGGACGCCATGCCATCGGGATTGAACTGAAGGATTCCTACTACGCGCAGAGCGTGAAAAACCTGCAACGAGCAGAGGCACAGCAGTTTTCAGAACAGGCATTATTTGCATAGGAGGGGCACACATGAAGCGTTATTATGTATCTCACCCATTCACGGGCGACGAGAAAGCGAACCTTGCAGATGCGGAGCGCATCCGCGCCGAACTGAAAGCCCGCCATCCGCATATCTGCTTTATGAATCCGCTCGGGATGTTTGGTGATGAAAACGCGGACTACTGCATGGCGCTCGCCGATGCTCTGGAACTCCTCTCATGCTGTGAGGCGATCATCCTTTGCCCAGGGTGGGAGAAATCCACAGGATGCAGGGCAGAAAAGGCGTCTGCTATACGAGAAGGTATCGCAGTGGAATATTTATCTGACTGGATAGGGAAAACTTCAATATAATAGTAGTTTTTCATCGAGGGGCGCGTGCCCCTTTTCCCCTCGATAAACGAATTAATATACCGACATATTTATGCAGGCAGACAATGGCGGAGACTGAGATGGCATACAGACGTTCCAGATGGGAATCACAAGACAAGAGATTCAAGATTGAGAAGAAATATTATTCCTTTCGTACGTTACCTATCCGACCTGAGATCAGAGAGAAAAGAGCAAAAAGACAGAATGTCACGAAGGAAACACAAGCGGCAGTGAATCGGCGTCTCCGTGCGGAAAAGCTATCTCGCCTCCTCATGGATAATTTTGTCGCCGGGGACTGGTATCTGACCTGCACCTATGCGGAACATCCGAATGCGGAGAGCGTGCCGAAAGAGTTTGAGAAATTCAAGCGGAAGCTGCGCACGATCTACAAGAAGGCGGGCGTACCGATGAAATATATTTCCGTGTTGGAGAATCTATCGGGGGCGGGACGGCCGCACGGGCACATCTTTCTCCCTGCGCTCAACAGTTCCGATTTGGAGAAAGTAAAAAAGGCGTGGGAACATGGAAGCGTTGCAGTCAAACTCTACGGCGGGCACATCACGGATGCGGAACGTCTTGCGGACTACTACACGAAAGAGAAAATAGCTGATCACGCGGGGAGACTCCAGACAAGCCGCAACCTTATCCGCACCGAACCAAAAACGGAGACAGTCACAAAAGCAGAAGCGTTCAAGACAGAGATCCAGCCGCCGAAAGGATACCGCATCATCAAGGAGCTATCATACAGTACCTATACCGCCGAGGGATATCCCCTCACGATTACGTATTTTGAGAGAGTGGAGCAGAAAAGACATCCACGAGAAAACAGATCAGCAGAAAGGGGCATGAGTGAATGACCGCAAAAGAATATCTCTGGCGCGTGCGTGACGCTGAGCGAGAATTGAAACAACTGGAGCAGGCATACACGCAAGCCCGTGCGGACATCCTCCACCTCAAGGGAATCACGTACGATGCGGATAAGGTCACCGGGGGGAAGTTCGGCGATCTCGCCGATGCAATCGCAGCACTTGAGGGATATGCGCAGCGTCTCAGTGCAAAATGGGATGAGCTGATCAATCTGCGTGAGACAGCGAAGAAGCTGATTGATACACTGAAAGATGGGCGTTATCGTGAGGTGTTGACGTTACGTTATCTTGACGGGCAATCATGGGAGCAGGTCGCCGTTACGATGGGATACACATATCGAGGCGTGACAGGACTGCACGGAAAAGCATTGAAGGTGTTCGGTGAGATAAACTGTTCCTAGATTTTCCTATTTGGTCTGTGCTATAGTATAAGCTAAGAAACTAAGGGCACAGCGGTAAGCGGTGTCCTTTTTGTATTGCATGGGATGCGGCCGCAGACAGGCGCGCAATGACGAAAGCACCATGCGCACGAGGAAGACCCTCCCCCGGTATCACAGGTACTACCGGAGGGAATAAAGCCTTGCGGGTCTGCGAGTCCCGGCTTTTGTGTGCGTGAAAACGAAAAAAAGGGGTTGACAACCTGACAAAATAGGAGGAGGAAGGAGGTGTGCCAAAAGCAAAGCCCTCGCGCGTGCGCGTGACAGAAGAAACAAAATTTATTTTCTCAACGGCAGATACCTGTGAATTTTTCCAAATTTCACGAGAGACTTTGTCAAGTTGGCAGAAAAAAGGCGCACCAAAAGCAGGACGCGGAAAATGGAGCATCAAGGCGCTCATGGAATGGCGGTTTGACGGCAAGCATACGGACAGCCCTGAAGTCCGCAAACTCAAGGCTGAAGCGGACTTGAAGGAAGCGAAGGCTGCGCAGGAAAAGATAAAATTGAGCGTCAAGCAGGATGAATTTGTGCACGTTTTGACCGTACGCAGCGAACTCACGCGACTCTTGGCAAATCTCAAGAAAAATTTACTTGCGATGGGGCATCATGTCGCGTCAAATCTGGCATCGATCGATATGGAGGCGGCAGAAACTGCAAAAAACGAGGTTGACAAACGTGTCAATGAGGCGCTGACGGAGATGGCAGAGGGGCGGATTTACCGTGGCAGAACGAAGAAAAAAACGGAATGAGCTTGCCTATCCTCCGTGGATTATGGACGCGCTCGGCATATTGAAGCCGCCCGAAAGACTCACCGTCTCCGAATGGGCAGACAAATACCGCATCCTGTCCGAATTGGACAGTGCCGCGCCGGGGCGGTGGCACACATCGAAAACGCCATACCTCAAAGCGGTCATGGATGCGTTCAACGATGACTTTATCCACGAAATCACATTCTGCGCAGGGACGCAGCTCGGAAAGACCGCAGCTGAGCAGAACATGATCGGCTATGCCATTGCACAAGACCCCGCGCCAATGCTCGTTGTCTACCCGTCGGAAAAGCTGGCAAAGTTCACAAGTGAAAAACGCCTGCAGCCGATGATAAAACTATCGCCTGCACTCGCGGAAAAGTTCGATGAGCGCGGGAGCAAAGATCTCGAACTCTCGCTTGGCAATATGTATATCGCCCTCGTCGGGGCAAACAGCCCGTCCGAACTCTCAAGCCGTCCCGTGCGCTATATCTTCTTCGATGAGATCGACAAGTTCCCGAAATGGACAGGCGCGGAGGCGGGGCCGTTGGAGCTTGCCGCCGAACGGACAAAGACGTTCTACAACCGCAAGATCGTCAAGGTTTCAACGCCGACGCTCAAGACGGGGAATATATGGCAGGGATGGGAGACGGCAGATATCCAATACCGCTATTTTGTCCCGTGCCCGCATTGCGGGGAAATGCAGACACTTGAGTTTAGGCAGATCAAGTGGGCGGAGGGTGCGGATGAGACTGAGGCGCGGATGGCGGCGTACTACGAATGCAGGCACTGTCATGAGACGATTGACGATCGTCACAAGCCCGCAATGCTCCGCATGGGAGAGTGGCACGGCGAGGTAAAGGCAAAGGGGCGTGCGCACAAGGTCGCCTATCATCTGAACTCTCTCTATTCACCGTGGCTGACCTTCGGGGACGTCGCGGCGAAATTCATATCCAGCAAGGATGAGCCGGCACTGCTCATGAACTTTATCAACTCATGGCTTGCCGAGCCGTGGGAGGACAAGAGCAGCAAGATGAAATCCGACGTCGTCATGGAGAAAGCACTGCCGTATGAACGCGGGCAAATGCCCGAGGAGGCCCAGCTGCTCACCTGCGGGATAGACGTGCAGCTCGATCATTTCTACTTTGCCGTGCGTGCATGGGGCGCGCATCTGACCTCGTGGCTCGTGGACTGGGGGCGCGTGGAGACGTGGGCTGACCTTGAGACGGTCATCGATCGGAACTATGCCGATGTGAACGGCGTTATCCGCAACGTCAACCTTGCGTGCATCGACTCCGGCTATAACACGGACGACGTGTATAGCTTCTGCGCACGTCACATGGACGTACTTGTGCCGACGAAGGGCGCAAGCACGCCGCTGAAATCTCGCTACAACGTGACCATTCTCGACAAGCAGGCGGCGGGCTTCGGGCTCAGGCTCTATGTGATGGACTCCAACCAGATGAAGAACTTCATTGCCTCACGCATGACAATTGACGCGGGGGCGCATGGGAGCTGGAACGTTTACCGTGACATTGAGCGCGAATACGCCGATCAGATTTGCGCCGAGCAGAGAGTAGAGCAGCGCGACAAGAAGGGACGCATCTCCGTTGTCTGGGAAAAAATCAGCTCCCACGCGGCGAACCATCTGCTTGACTGCGAGACGAACAACACCCTCGCCGCCGAGATCATCGGCGTGCGGTATCTGATGGAGCAGGAGCAGGAAACGCGGCAGGAGGCAGAGGATGAGCCGGATGACTGGCTCGGCGCTGGGAAAGAGTGGCTGTGACAGGAAGTCACTTGAACAAGCACTTTGCAGAACGCAGAGTGCTTTTCTTATGCACATTTTGAAAGGAGGTGAGACCATTTGGAGACACTGGAAACGCAGCTTGCACGCGTACAGGAGGCTATCGCCGCGATTGAGAGCGGGGCGCAGGAATACAAGATCGCGAATAGGCGACTCACAAAGGCGAATCTTGCGACACTCTACGCGCGGGAAAGTACGCTGAAAGCTGAGATTGCACGGCGCGATGGCGGGGATCTCTACTTTGCCCAAATGGGGCGTATATGATTCCGATTCTGGAGAAGGCAATCGCTGTGATCTCGCCGCAGTGGGCGTGCGAACGTGCCTTTTACGCTGAGAGTCTGCGTGCCTACGAGGCGGGGGAGGTCACGCGGTTTAATGACGGATGGCTGCCGATCAACGAGGACACGGAGAACGCCGACAAGCCGCAGCGTGACCTCATCAAGGCGCGGGCACGGTATCTTGAGCGCAACAGTGACATCGCGGGTGCAGCCGTCGGCGGCATCGTGCGCAACGTCGTCGGGACGGGCATCAAGCCGCAGGCACGCACGGGAAGCGAGGAGCTGAACAGGCGCATTGAGGCACTATGGCGGGAGTGGACGGCGGCGGAGAACTGTGACATCACAGGACAACAGAGCTTTACGGAGCTGCAGGCGATGCTTCTCAGGCGCAAGATCGTCGACGGGGAAATCCTCATCAAGAAGGTGGTTACGCGCAAGGGGCGGCATCCGCTGAAGCTGCAGGTCATAAAATCCGACCTCCTCAGTAGTTTCCTCATGTATGCACCAAAGACGAGCAACATCATTCGCTCCGGTGTGGAGCTGAACGACCATCTGCGCCCGCTTGCGTACTGGATTGACCGCAAAAGCCCCGATGGCTATGTGGAGTACAATCCCGACCGCGTACCCGCCGAGCAGATCATCCACCTCTGGACACGCAGTCACCCCGACCAGATACGAGGTGTTTCTGACCTTGCGCCCATCATCAAGCGTCTCAAAGATACGCAGGATTACTTGGACGCTGAAACACTCACCGCACGGATCGCGGCGTGCTTCTCTGTATTTATCACGACGCAGACGGGCGCATCGGGTAAGACACCCGGGCGCATAGGCAATGGCATGAAAGATCCTGAGGGGAAGAAGCTGAGCGCCATCCGCCCGGGCATGATCAAGTATCTCGCGCCCGGGGAAAGCGTCGAGACGGCGAATCCATCACGCGGCCTTGCCAATGCACGGGATTATGTGGCGATACAGGAGCGGCTTGCGGGCGCGGGACTTGGGCTTTCCTATGAGCTGATGAGCCGCGACTTCAACACGTCGAGCTTTTCAAGCGCGCGGCAGGGGATGCTTGAGGATCGCAAGACGTTCGAGCCTATGCAGGAGTTTATGGCGGCGCACCTGTGTGCACCGATCTATCGTGAGTGGATGGATCTCTGCGTGATGGCGGGGAGTCTTGACATCCCAGACTATTTCGAGCACAGGGAGACATATCAGACGGTCGAGTGGGTTACGCCCGGCTGGGCGTGGATTGACCCGCAAAAGGAGGTGCAGGCGGACATCGCGGCCATCCAGAATGGCGGCAAGACGCTCGCGCAGTGGTGCGCCGAACGCGGTTACGACTGGCGGGAACAGCTTGAGCAGATGGCGCTTGAGAAGGAGACCGCAGAGGCGATGGGGCTGAAGCTCTCGGTGCACACACCGATCACGGTGCAGGCGGCACAGAGCAATCATGCCAATAACGCAGATGATGAAAAGGAGGATGCAGATGGCGAAGACAAAGACGAGAAACAAGAATGAGCCGCAGCAGCGCACGGCGTACACGGGTGCGATTCTCTGCCGTACGGATGGGGTGGACGGGGATACACGACAGGCAGAACTCTCTCTTTCAAGCGAAGAACCGTGCCGTCGATGGTTCGGCGATGAAATCCTCTCGCACGATGCAGGAGCGATTGACCTCAGTCGCCTGCAGGAGATCGGCGTGGTGCTTTTTAATCATGACCGTGACCGTGTGATCGGGCGTGTGCTCTCTGTCCGTTTGGATGAGGCGATGCGCAGGCTGCGCGCGGTGATTCAGTTCGATGAGGACGAGGAGAGCGAGCGCGTCTATCAGAAAGTACGCTCGGGCACGCTGAAGGGCGTGTCGGTCGGCTATGTGGTCGATGTGTGGGAGGAGGTCAAGGCGGGGGCGACAAGCACCAACGGGCGCTTTACGGGTCCGTGTGAAGTTGCGACGCGATGGACACCGTACGAACTTTCGATTGTGTCCGTACCCGCCGATGCGACGGTAGGAGTTGGACGTAGTTATTCAGAGAATGGAGAGGCAGCGATGGACGAACAGAACAAGGACAATGGAGTAAAGGCACAGGCTCCCGTAACGGTAACGCCGGATACGGGCGTGCAGCCGGATACGGAGGCGGCACGTCAGGCGGCAATCGCCGAGGAGCGTGCCCGTGTACGTGAGATCGGGACGATGTGCCGTCAGTTCGGCGTGGATGATGCGACATACATCAATGACGGTATGAGCGTCGAGGCTGTCCGTGCGGCAATCCTCGACAAGCTCGCCGAGCAGCGCAAGGCTCAGACGGTGACGGTGCAGGTTGATGAGATGGACAAGTTCCGCGCGGCGGCGACGGATGGGCTTGCCATGCGTGCAGGGCTTACGGTCGAGAATAAGGTGGCGGGTGCGGATGAGTACCGCGGGAAGCGCATGATCCGCCTCGCCGCTGAGTGCGTGGAGCGCGAACTGGGGAAGAATACACGTGCGATGGATGATGAGATGATTGTCCGCGAGGCTCTGACGGGCACTGGTGCATTCCCCGGTATCCTCTCCAACGTCGCGCATAAGAGCATGGCGCAGGCGTATCAGACCGCGCCGACAACGTATCAGCTCTGGACGGCGCAGGGGAGCAACTCGGACTTCAAGGATGCGGTGCGCTACCGCCTGAGCGAGGCAGACACGCTCGAAAAGCTCAATGAGAGCGGCGAGTTCAAAGCGAGCGGCGTCACGGAAAGCATGGCAAAGACGAGCGTCACAACATACGGGCGTATGTTCTCGATCACGCGTCAGGCGATCATCAACGACGATATGGGCGCACTGCAGCAGATCCCGGCAATCTACGGCGCGGCGGCGCGGCGCATGATCAACAAGATGGTCTATCAGATGCTCAAGGCGAACCCGACCATTGAGGGCGATCCGCTTTTCAGCAACAACCACAACACGCTCCATGTGGTGGACATCTCCATCGAGGGGCTTGCAAAGATGAAGGCGGCGATGGCGAAGCAGAAGAACATCGCAGGGCTGGAATATCTCAACATTCAGCCGGCGTTCCTCATCTGCCCTGTAGAACTCGAGGTTGCGGCGGCGCAGCTCATCAGCTCGGTGGTTGACCCGACGAAGGCGAACGCGACGCCGAACCCGTTCGCGAACAAGATGACTGTCATCTCGGAGCCGGAGCTTGAGGATGCAAAGGCATTCTACCTTGCGGCAGCGGCGGGCGTTGCGCCGACCATTGAGGTCACAAGCCTCAACGGCAACCTCACGCCGACGATGGAGCGCGCGGAGCAGTTCGACGCGCTCGGCATCAAGTGGCGTATCTACATGGACGTGGGCGTGAATCTGCTCGACTATCGCGGCATTGCAAAGAGCACAGGAAAGTAAGGAGGAGCTAAACCATGGCAGAAGCAGTAAAAGCGACATACGTTCAGCGCGGGGACAATATCGACTACAAGGCGGCGGCAGACATCGCCTATATGGAGGTCGTCCCGCTTGCGGCGCGGATCGGCGTCGCGCTCTCGGAGATTCCGAAAGGCGAGATGGGGAGCGTGACGCTCGTAGGGGCGTTCCGTCTCCCTGCGATGACGGGCAAGATCGAGATCGGCGCCGAGGTCTACTGGGACAAGAGTGACAACGCCATTGTAGCTGCTGCGAGTACAGACACGATACGCGCAGGCTATGCGATTGCGGCGAAAGAGCAGGCGGACACGGTGGCACTTGTCCGCATCGGATGATGGGATTCAAGGAGCAGGTCGCGGCGGATCTCGCGCGCGTATTCATGAACCCCGATGAATTCGCAGAGGAACACGATCTAAACGGGACGGTCTGCCTCTGTGTCATAGAGGCGCAGCGCACGGAGGAGAAATACCTGCGCGGGGCGGTCTATGACCCGTATGAGGGGCTTCACGGCGTCGGCGTGACCGTCCATGTAGAGGCGCGACTGCTCCCCGATATCCCCGTGGAGGGGATGCAGTTCAACCTCGACGGGAAAGTCATGATTGTAGATGCATGTACGCAGGAGGCGGGGCTGCTCTCCATCGTACTCAAGGGTCATGCGAGCTGAAAGGAGGGGGGCAGATGCTCAAGATTGATATAGAGAACACAGAAAAACTCACGCGAGCGATTTCCATGCTCTCCGAAAGAGAACTATACAAGGCGATTGGTGCTGCCGGAAAGCGGGCGGCGAGGCATGGTGTAACGGTAGGATCAAAGAAGCTGCGCGAAGTCTATAACATCAAAGCGGGGATTGCAAAACGGCATATGATGGTAAAGGCGGATAGACCGATAGAGACCATCATTCGGATTGAGGGGACGCCCGAACGTGTGCAGAATTTTCGCGGCACACAACGCCGAAAGAGTGGCATTTTCGTATCCATCAAGAAGGGAAGCGGCGGCGTTATACCGCGCTCCTTTACGAAGGGGGGCGTGTTCCTCATGCGCGAGGGGGCGGATCGTTATCCGCTCAAGGGCATCTATGGTCCCTCTGTTCCTCAGATGGTATGGGAAAATACCGTGCTTGAAGCCACAACGCAAGCGGCGATGGAGATGTACGAGAAGCGCATCATCCACGAAATTGAACGCCGCGCAGGAGGCGCATCATGACGCCGTGGACGTGCGCGATGGAGATTGCGGACTTCCTGCGCGCACAGATTGCAGGGCATGACGAACGGGCGAGCACGGGGGAAGTCTATGCGGGCTTTCTGCCCATTTCCACAGTACGCGAGGTGACGGCGGAGCGTTGCCCCCATGTGGCAATTCGCCCGCATCAAGTAGAGGACGGCAAGGAGCGGAGCGTCGCAAAGATGGCGGTCTATGTTGTCGTGAGTCCGAACGACGCGCCGCGCGACGGGGCGGCGGAGCTTTATCACATTTTGGAGTTCCTGCGCTTTTCCCTGCTCTCCAACAATCCCATCAAGAACCGTTGGAAGATTGAGGACGGATCCCTTGAAACGAGCATCCCGGACGAACAACCCTATCCGAAACTCTGGGGGCGCATGGATTTTGACGTGATCCTGCCGCAGGCGGAGAACGTGCGGAACGATATTCTCGGCGGATATGACAAAGGAGGAAGACGATGAAGGACGAAATGGCGGAGAAGAATCCGCCCAAAAAGAAGGCGGAGGCGGTCGCTCCGGAAGTATCGCCAATGATCTACATCGGTCCGAGCTTTCGGGACAACGACCTTTTGACATTCAAGGTGTTTGCGGAGGGGATTCCGGACGAATTCAAAGACGATCCGATCCACGCTCCGCTTTTTGTTGCCCCGGAGGAACTTGATGCGGCACGCGCCGAAGCCGAAAAGGCAGGCACGCGGCTGAACGTCCTGTACGGGAAAGCCGTACAGGCACATGAGGAAAGGAGTTAAACGATATGGCATTTTTTCACGGCGTGCGCGTGAGGGAAGTCCCCACTTCCATCCTGACGCCCGCAAGCACAACGGCAGGGCTGCCCGTTGTATTCGGCACCGCCCCCGTCCACCTGACGAATGACCCGGCGAAGAACGTCAACCGTCCCGTCATCTGCTACAGTTGGGATGAGGCTGTCACGGCGCTTGGCTACTCGGATGACTGGGACGCATATACGCTTTCCGAGGTCATGTATTCGCAGTTCAAGCTCTACGGCGTGCAGCCCATCATCTTTGTCAATGTGCTTGACCCGAAAAAGCATAAGACGGAAGTCAGGGACACGGAAGGGCATGCGGTCACAGAGGGGCGCGTCATTCTCTCCGACGCTGTTCTTCTCGACACGCTCAAGATCAAATCCTCGGTGGCGGCAGAACCTGCCGCACACCTGACGGACTACACGGCGGCGTATGACGATGACGGGCGGCTTGTTATCTCCGTCACGCCGACAGGTGCGCTCAAGACCGCCGAGAAGCTCTATCTCGACTATGACAAGATTGACCCGTCGAAGGTGAAGGACGCGGACATCATCGGCGGCGCAAGCAAGAGCGGCACAGCGGGGCTTGAGTGGCTGGACGCCATCTACACGCTCTTTTCGCTCGTTCCGGGCATTGTCGCGGCGCCCGGATGGTCGGAGCACCCTGCCGTTGCGTCGGTCATGAAGGCAAAGGCGATGAACATCTCCGGGCTTTTCCGCTGCATCTGCCTGACGGACGTAGACACGGGCGAGGCGAAGTACTATGCGGATGTGAATGCGTGGAAGAACAAGAACAGCTATACGGGCGTGAATCAGGTCGTATGCTGGCCGTGCGTGAAAAACGGCGATATGGTGTTCCATATGTCCACGCACATCCTCGGCATCATCGGCGTAATGGATGCGGCGAACGGGGACATTCCGTATGAAAGTCCGTCGAACATGACGATGCAGGCGACGGGCATCTGCCTGAAGGATGGGACGGAGACGGTCGTCACCTACCCGCAGGCGAACCTCCTCAACAGTCAGGGCATCATGACCGCACTCAACCACGGCGGCGGTTGGAAGAGCTGGGGAAACTATACGGGCGCATATCCGTCCATCACGGACGTAAAGGACACGTTCATCTGCGTGCGCCGTATGTTCGACTGGCAGTATCAGACATTCATCCTCACGAACTGGCAGAAGGTGGATCGTCCGCTGACGCTCGTTCTCGTGCGCGCGCTGGCAGACTCCGAGAAGATCAGGCTGAACGGGCTTGTCTCGCGCGGGTATCTGCTCGGCGCAGATGTTGTACTTCGCGAGGAGGAGAATCCATTGACTGACCTTTTGCAGGGGATTATCCGCATCCACGTCTTTATGACACCGCCCGTCGCCGTGCAGTCGATTGAAGGAATCCTCGAGTACGACGTCAACAATTTCAAGGCACTGTTTTCCTGAGGGAGGGGAGCATAGATGAAAATTCCTGAAGTAATCAACCATCTGCGCTGCTACATTGACGGGGCGGATGAATTTATCGGGGCTTTGAGCGTGGAGCTGCCGGATATTTCCTCTATGACTTCGGATGTGAAGGGGATCGGCGTTGCGGGGACAATCTCCACGCCGATTCACGGGCAGTTCGAGGACATGGAGCTGAAAGTCAACTGGCAGATTCCGACGGAAACGGCGCTGCAGTATAGCGGCGGGCGACCAATCAAACTGGATCTCTACTCCGATGTGCAGGGCTTTGATTCCGGCGCGAACGACTACACCCATGATCGCTACCGCATCGTTGCGCACGGGCGCGTCAAGAACTATGCGGGCGGCAGCATCGAGCAGGGGAGCACATCGGGCAGCAGTACGACCGTCGGGCTGCACTACTACAAACTCGAATATGGCGGCAAGACGCTGTGCGAGATTGACAAGTACGGCTATAAGGCAATCATCGGCGGGAAAGACCATCTCGCTGAGGTGCGCAAGAATATCGGGATGAGTTGAGGAGGACAAGAACATGACAGAAGATAAGAAGCACGTAGCAGAGGCCGAAAAGGATACGGTGACAGAGGAGGCTTCCGTGGAGGTGTATGACGCCGAACCCGTGGACGAGGGGGATGTGATCCACCTCAAGAAGCCCCTGCGTGGCGGCGCGAAGGAGATCGTGCTGGACTTTGACCGCGTGACGGGCTATATACTGCTGAAATGCGAGAAGGAAGTGAAGAAGGACGATCCCATCATTACCCTCCCCGCACTGTCTCAGGCGTACCAGGCGCGCGTTGCGGCGTCTGCGGCACGGATGAAGTACGATGAGATTCTGGAACTCTCGGGCGCGGACTTCACGGCGCTCTGTATGAGGGTACAGAATTTTTTAATGGGATCGCGCTAGGGGACAGCCTCCGGCGCTCCGCTCTGCGCATGGCAAAATACAGCAAATCCCCCATCGACATGTTCCTGAAGATGCCGGCGGGGGAGCTGTCCCATTGGATTAACGTGTTCAACGCGGAAATCGAGTTGGATGCAGAGATGGCAAAGAATGCACGCAATCAAAAATAGCCGCCTGTGCGGCGGCTATGCGGAATCATGCTATGGAAGATAACGTGCGGGCTTTTTTGGTGTTTTGGGAGGCGCGGGGGCGCGGTCGTTGCGATGAATGAAATCGTCGATGGTTTCAAGAAGCGATGCAGTACTGTTCGATAGAATCGCAATCCCGCTTGTCACGATAAAGATCAGTATGCCTCCAATCAGCACAACAAAAAGCAACAGGAAGCTCATAGCAGCAAAGTCCATACACAGCCCCTCCAATCCATCTATATACGAATCAATTCTTATGTTCAGCATACAGGGGAGGTGATTTTTTGTCAACAGGAAAAACATTCGCGCTTGCCATCGCCCTCAAGGCGTCCATTGATGGCAGCATCGCGGCGGGGCTTGCGAAATCCGCGCAGGCGATTCAGAACGTCGCGCAGACGGCAAATACGGCAAACGCAGAGCTGCAGCAGGGGACGACGGCACTGCGCGGCTATGAGGCGCAACTTGCCCAGATCGGCGCACAGTCCGCAGAGTTTATGAAGCTCAAACGCTCCATACAGGATACATCGGGCAGCCTCACGGAGGCACGCACCAGAGCGGCGACGCTTGCACGCGCGTTCAAGGAATCCGAGCAGGAGACAGCAACGCTCAAGGCGCGCGTCGATCAGGCAAAAGAATCCCTCGAACGCATGAAGGGGACACTCACCCCTGCGACCTACCGAGCGGCGAAAGCGGAAATCAAGCAACTCACCGCCGCATACAGGGAAAGTGCGGGGCAGACAAAGGCACTCGGCACGGAATTCGAAGCGGCAAAGAAGGACGCATCGAAATTAAAAGACACACTGGCAAGTCAAGAAATTACGCTTAAAAACATTCGCGCGTCACTCTCTGAGGCGGGGATATCGACAAAGAACTTTGCAGAGAGTCAGCGCGCCGCGCAGGAAGCCCTTCAAAAGACCATCGACAAAGAGAAGGCAGCAATCGCGCATCAGGAGAAGATGGCGGGACTGCGGGACAAGCGGCAAGGTGCAAGCGAGAAATTCACCGCAGCGCGGGGAAATCTCGTTGACGCCGTCATGCTTGCCGGAACAATCACAGCGCCGCTTATAGAATCGACACAGGAGGCAATCAAGTTTGAGTCCGTAATGGCGGACGTGCGGAAGGTCGTAGACTTCGACACACCGGAGCAGTTCAAGGCAATGTCAGGCGATATTTTGAAGTTATCGACAGAGCTGCCGATGGCGGCGGAGGGAATCGCGCAGATCGTCGCGGCGGGCGGTCAGTCGGGCATTGCCCGTGAGGATCTGCTTGCCTTTGCCGAATCCGCGACAAAGATGGGAATCGCCTTTGACATCACCGCCGATCAAGCGGGCGACATGATGGCAAAATGGCGTACAGCGTTCAAAATGAATCAAGAAGAGGTTGTTGCACTTGCGGATAAGGTCAACTACCTCGGCAACACGACGGCGGCATCTGCGCCGCTCATCTCGGACGTTGTGACACGCATCGGACCACTCGGCGAAGTCGGCGGCGTTGCCTCAGGTGAGATCGCCGCGCTCGGCGCGTCCATGGTCGGCGTTGGTATTCCGTCGGAAGTTGCCGCAACAGGTATCAAGAACCTCATACTTGGCATGGCGGCAGGAGAGGGCGCGACAAAAACGCAGGCAGAGGCGTTCTACGCACTCGGCATGAGTGCCGAGGAGATGGCGAGCAGAATGCAAGTCGACGCGAAGGGCGCAATCATCGACGTTATGAAGGCGATTCGCGAACTCGACAAGGACAAACAGGCGGCAGTTCTCAAAGACCTGTTCGGAAAAGAATCTATCGGGGCGATTGCGCCACTCCTAGGAAACCTTGAGAACCTGCAGGAGAATTTTGACAAGGTTGCAGATGCGGCGAAATATGCAGGGTCGATGGAAGCCGAATATGCGGCGCGCAGTCAGACAACAGAGAACCAGATCCAGCTTGCAAAGAACGCGATGGACGCACTGCAAATCAACATAGGAAGTGCATTACTGCCGACCATCGGGAAAATCATGGAGGCGGTTGCACCTGTCCTGCAAGGATTTGCAGAGTGGGCATCGAAAAACGAGGAACTCATTATAATTCTCGCGGGCGTTGCTGCGGCGATTGCCGCACTCGTTGTCGGAATCGCAGTCATGACCTTGGCAGTACAGGGGATCGCCCTTGCCTACGCCTCCCTCCAACTCGCCGTAGAATTCGTCAAGGGGCTTGAGCTCGCAATGAGAATAGCGACGGCGGCGCAGTGGCTATGGAATGCGGCTCTTTTGGCGAATCCAATCGGGCTTGTCATATTGGCAATCGCGGCGCTGATTGCCGTTATTGTGTTGGTGGTCGCCAACTTTGACAAATTGAAGGAAACGGCGTCCATTGTGTTCAGCCACATTTCCGGCACAGTAGCGGCGATGGTAGCCACCGTCAAGGAAAAATTCAGTGAAGCACTCAACAGGATCACGGAGGTGTGGAACAGCGTCACAGGACATAGCTTGCAATCATCGGAAATGCTCGGGGCTATCTTCAATGAGCTGGGGTTTTTACTGGGTGCGGCTTTCGACGTGGCGGCAGTTCTTGTCGGTACAGCGATTTCTACGATCATCAACATCGTCGTGTCATTGGCACAAATCATCGGCGGCGTGGTGAACATAATCGTCGGGATCTTTACTGGCGACTGGGACAGAGCTTGGAAAGGGGCAGGTGAGGTCGTTGACGGTGTCGCGGGCGCGAGCCTCGGAACGCTTAAGACATGGGCAAGCGGCATCGGCGATCTTTTCGACACGCTCATGGGAAAATCCGCAGAAGTACAGAAACAAGCCGAACAGGCACAGGTAAGTCAAAATGTCATTTCGGCAGGTAGAAACGCACTTCCGCAAATCAACAATGACTATATGCCCGATGAGGGAATGATGCAGACTGCCGCCGCCGCACAGCAGACCGCACAGGCGACCGCCGAAGCATCTGCGCACGCGCAGACACTTACTTCCAATGTTCAGCAAACGGGACAGGCTGCGCAGATGACGACAGACTATATGCAGCAATTACAAAACATCGTTGGGCAAGTTCCTTCACAGACGGAGAATACATTTCAGCAGCTTCCACCAATGGCGCAGCAGAGAACGGATGACATGGCGCAGGAGTTTTCACAGCTTGCCGCAAAGTGTCAGCCGGGCGGAGCGGCTTTCGTTCAAGCGGCGAGTGACTGGGGGCAAGAAGCATATCAGGCTATCGACCATTGGACAGATCAGATGGCATCTGTAGTGGAGAATAAGATGTCTAACGTGTGGGCGCGGATTTCATCACAGTTCAGCGCAGGGCTGAACGTCAACGTGACCATGAACGGCGGCGGGAACATTGCCCACAATGCCAAAGGCGGAATCTATCAGAGGGGCGCATTCCTTACGACCTTCGCGGAGGATTCCCCCGAGGCAGCAATCCCGATTGACGGCAGCGCACGCGCGGCGAATCTGTGGAGGAAGACAGGCGAAATGCTCGGGCTTCTGCCCAAACAGGCGACGCAAGCTGTCCCACGCATAAACCAGATACCGCAGGAAATTCCACAGGCGGCGCAGATGATGGCAGCGGCACAGCCGCAGCTTACGCTTGTCCCGCCGCGTCCCGTCATGCAGGAGACACAGGCGGCGGCGCAGATGATGACGGCGGCACAGCCGCAGCTTGCACTTGTCCCGCCGCGTCCCGTCATGCAGGAGACACAGGCGGCGGCGCAGATGATGACGGCGGCACAGCCGCAGCTTACGCTTGTCCCACCGCGTCCCGTCATGAGCAAGCCCCCGCAGTCGCCAATAAGCGCGCAGCGTCCCGCTGTCAGCGCACTGCCGCCGAGCGGCGGCATTACCATCAACTACAATCCGACCATCCACATTGACGGGGCGGCGGATGCGGGCGTGGTGGAGCAAATCCGCGCGGAGCTTGAGCGGCAGAAGCAGGAACTCATCGCTATGTTCCCGGCGCTCCTCAAGCGGCAAGACGCGCATGAGAGGAGGCTTTCCTATGCCTGATACCTACACAAGCATACAGGGGGATACATGGGACATGATCGCATACAAAGTCTACGGCAGAGAAGCCGCTATGACGCAGCTGATCGAGGCGAACGATGTACTCGCACACATCGCCATTTTCCCGTCGGGCGTAAAGCTCGTATGCCCGTCAATTGCGCCCGAAGCCTCGCGTGTTCTGCCGCCGTGGAGGAGGTAGGAGATGGCGGAATACAAGAACCCCTTGGAGGATTGGCTGAAAGAACTCCCCGAGGGCGCGGAGCTCTCGCGCAGGGCGTGGATTGAGATCAAATACACGCCCGCAGGAGAGGAGGAAGCAAAGGACATCTCCGAGGACGTGAGCAAATACCTCATATCCATGTCCTACACGGATAACCTATCCGATACGGCGGACGATGTAACGATCACGCTCGAGGATCGGGCGCAGCTCTGGCTGGAGGATTGGTTTCCCGAGGGTGAGGGCAATATGCTCGACATCACCATCCATACCTACAATCGCATCACACTCAAGGACGGGGAGGCGATTTTTCACGCGGGGAAATTCGAGATTGACGAAGTAGAAGTTGTCGGCTTCCCATCCACGGTACAGATCAAGGCAGTATCCGTTGTCGGTGCGTCCACCCTGCGCGGCACGCGGCGAAATCAGACGTGGGAAGAAATATCCGTATGGAAATGCGCCGCCGACATCTGCGAGCGAAACAATCTTTCGCTTATCTGGGACTGCGAGGACAACCCGAACCTAGACCATGTGGAGCAGGCGGATAAATCAGATCTAGCGTTTTTGCTCAAAATCTGCAAGGACAACGGCATGAGCCTCAAGATCATGGCGGAGCAGATCGTCATTTTTGACGACGCGAAATATGAGGCACAAGAGCCGATCATCACAGTCTACAAGCCCGGCGTAAAAGCAGAACTAGACGGGAAAACGATGCCGCTCCGATGGCTCACGGGCTACAATATGCGCGCCAAGACGCGGGATACCTACTGGAAATGCCATGTAAAGTATCAGAAGGGCAAGAAAAAGGAGGTGATCGAGGGCGAATACACTGCGCCGAACAAGGAGAGCGGGCGCATCCTATTTGTGCGTGAGCAGGTGGAGGACACTGCAGAAGCAGAGCGTCTTGCGAAGAAAAAACTACGTGAGGCGAACAAGGAGGAGGTCACGGGGAGTTTTTCGACCATCGGAAACACGAACTTCGCGGCGGGCACAACGCTCCTTTTGAAGAATTTCGGGAAGTTTGACGGGAAATATCTTGTGACGAAAGTATCACACAGCGTCACAACGTCCTACACGACGAGCGTTGATATAAGGAGGTGTCTGGATGGCTACTGATTCGGGCGGCGCGGCGCTCTCTGAGTGTATTTTCATCGGTCAAGTATCATCCTACGGAAAGGCGCCGGGGACGGTTATTGTACGCCGCCCCGACAAGGACGACCGTACAACAGCGGAACTCGCCGTTATGAGTCGGTGCACGAAGGACACTAAGGATTATTGGATGCCTGCCATCGATGAACAAGTCCTGTGCGTCCTGCTGCCGAACACGTCGGGGAAAGGCCCCGGCGCGGGCTTTGTCATCGGCGCGTTTTACAGTGAGGCAGACCCGCCGAAAGAGAGTGATCCGAATGTGCGCAGTGTCCGGTATAAGGATGGGAGCTACATCGTAAACAACAACGGGGCGATGGAGATACACGCATCCAAGTCGCTGAAACTCACAGCCCCGCGCATTGATCTGAACTAGGAGGGGTAGAAATGCCGGCAGCAACAAGACAGGGAGACAACGACACGGGGCACGATGCGTGCCCGCCGCGCGGGCTTGCAGGGCACAGCGGGAACGTATACATCAACGGCAGGGGGGCAGGGCGCGTTGGGGACAGCTACCCGGCACATGGGTGTCCCGTACATCCACCGCACAGTGGCAACATCGCCGCCGGAAGCGGGACGGTATTCATCAACGGACGCGCAGCGGGGCGCATCGGCGATCCTGTGTCATGCGGCGGGAGTGTCGCAATAGGGAGCGGAAACGTATTCATCGGCGGGTGAAGAACACCATACGGGAAAGAGGTGATGATCTATGTATATCGGCTATATGGGTGACATTGTCTTTGTTGTATCGCCCGACTACATGATCACGCCGATGGACTACGAACGAGAAAGTGCGGGACGATGGACAGAGCACGACCTGCTCATGCGAAAGCCCGTCAGTCAGTTCGGCGGGCCCGGACTTGAGAAGCTGACATTCAGCATCATCCTCGACGCGGCGCACGGAATCGACGTTGCCGAACAGCTGAAGAAACTGCGCGTCATGCGTGACACGGGCGCGGTGTTTCCGCTTATCATCGGAGGGAAGCCCGTCACGCAGAGCTATTGGAGACTCGACAGCATCAAGGAGACGGGGCACTACTGGACGGCAGACGGGCGTCTGCTCCAATGCACACCCTCCATCACGCTCACGGAATACGATGACAGCAACTACGTCGAAGAGAATAGTATTGTGAATAAATACGGCAAGGGGTTCAACGCCGCGAGCAGTGTTTTAGGAGGTCTGTGACGTGATCTATACAATCAACGACGGCGCATCGCCGCCAATCGATTTCGCGCCTGCGAGCGTCACAGAGGAAGTCCTGCAAAACGTCCGCACCATTATCAGTACAATCAAATATTCCGTCCCGATGGATCGTGAATTTGGTATTGACGGAACAGTTGTTGACCGCCCGATCAATCTTGCGAAAGCGCATCTCATGAACGAGATATTCCGCGCCGTGCGCAGGTATGAGCCGCGCGCCGTCATTGAGTCAGTCGAATTTACGGGCGATGAGATCGGGCGATTGACCCCGACGATAAAAGTGAGCATCAATGAATAATACAGAGAGGTGAAAAGTGAATGACTCTTAAGGACTTAGAGCCGCTGAAATTTGTGGACGCAGATCCAGAGACGATGGAGATTCACATCTTGGAGATCGTGGAGGGGCTACTGAAACGAAAACTTGCGCGAGCCGACCCCTTACGATTGGTTTTGCTCGGTGTCGAGACGCTCTTGATTCAGCAGCGCCTTTTGTTTGACCAGATGGCGAAGATGAACCTGCTGGCGTATGCAAAAGGCAGCCATCTCGACCATATCGGCGCGCTTGTTGGGACAGAACGACTGCCCGCAAGCCGCGCGACGGCAACGATGAAGCTCACGCTCTCAGCGGTACGAGAACAGGCTGTCATCATCCCAAAGGGGGCACGGGTCACGGCGGGGGACAATGTCTATTTTGCACTCAATGAAAGTGCCGTCATCCCGGCGGGCGAGCTCTCTGTCACGGCGGCGGCGACCTGTGCCGAGAGCGGCGAAAAGGGCAATGGATACCTGCCGGGCGAGATCAGCCGCATTGTTGATCCTGCGCCGTTTTGGACAGCGGCAGAGAATATAACGAAAAGCGAGGGCGGTGCAGATGTGGAGGATGATGAATCCTACCGCGAGCGCATCCATGAAGCGCCTGAGAAGTTTTCGACGGCGGGACCGACACTTGCCTATGAGTATCACGCAAAGGCGGCATCCGCACTCATCTCGGACGTGAGTGTAGACAGCCCCGCACCGGGCGAGGTTGATGTTTATCCGCTCCTCAAGGGCGGCGTGCTGCCGGGCGAAGAAGTCCTGACGCTTGTACGCGAGAAGCTGAACGACCGCCGCATCCGTCCGCTGACAGACAAGGTAAGCGTAAAAGCCCCCGAAAGCGTGAAATATGACGTTGAAGCACGGTACTACATCGATCGCCGCGACGCGACCGAAGCGGCGGCAATACAGACACGCGCCGAAAACGCTGTGCAGGAATTTGTCGCATGGCAGAAGGAGAAGCTCGGACGGGACATCAACCCGACCGAGCTTTATTATCGCCTGCGCACGGCTGGTGTAAAGCGTGCGGAGATCATATCGCCCGTATTTACCGCGACGAATCGAAAGCAGGTTGCCGTTGCCGAGAACATCAAAGTGACATTCGGAGGATTGGAGGATGAGTAAAGACCTACAGAGCGTATCGCTCCTTGACATCCTGCCGCCGAATCTCCTTGCGGACGAACAGATCAACGCTACCGCGCAGGCGCTCGACGACGAACTGCAAAAGATCACCACTGCGACAAAAGAAGCCCTCCTGCTTCCGCGCCTTGACGAACTCCCGGAGGAGGTCATTGATCTGCTCGCGTGGCAGTGGCACGTGGATTTCTACGAGCCGTCCATGAGCATTGAGACAAAACGTCAGCTTGTGCGTGAGTCTATTGCATGGCATCGCATCAAAGGGACAAAAGCCGCCGTTGAGAAAATGGTGCAGACCGTTTTCAAGGGTGGCGTTGTAACGGAATGGTTTGAATATGGCGGCGAACCCTATCATTTTCGCATTGACCTTTTGACTGCGCCAAATATAACACAGGACGATACGGCGCGTCTATTTGCAGTCGTCAATGCGTCGAAGAATGTGCGCTCCGTGTTGGACGAACTTAGATTCCGACGCGAAGCACAGAATGATATGTATTACGCCGCCGCGCCAACCATACACACAACCTACGAAATACGCCCAGCGGAGATCACGGACGCGACGGCGGAGGCGCGGCGCTATATCGGCGCAGCAGTCTCCACGCACACAGCGTACGAGGTCTATCCCGACATTGCACGGGATGCGG